ATATTTAAACGCTGAAAATGAGGACGAACGACAAAAAGCATCCGTTAGATGGTTGGCGGCTAATCCTGCCTACATTACTTACCCCGCCTACTTTAAGCAGAAAACTATGAGCGTTATCACATGACTTACGCCACATTACAAACAGACATTGCAAATTATTTGCATCGCACTGATTTAACCTCGAAAATACCTACGTTTATCACTACTGCTGAGTCGTATTTGTTCCGTGAGCTTGTCATCAAAGAGCTACAAACATCAACGTCTTTAACATCAACTGGGGAATACGTCACTTTGCCAAGTGACTTTAGCGCAGTGGCTAGAATTACCGTAACAGTGGGCGGTATTGATCGCACGCTTGATTACAAGTCACAATTAGATACAATTACCCCAAATAGCGGATTTCCATATAGCTACAGTTTAGAAAATAATGAATTAAGGCTTTGGGGCGCTGGTACTGGGACTGTGTGTACGCTGTACTATTCCCCAAAAATCAGCAATTTATCTGTAAGTGCGTCAACTAACTGGCTTCTTGAAAATGGCTATGATTTATACCTTTATGCGAGTGCATTAGAGGGGGCGAAGTACGTCCGCAATCAGCAACAAATTGACGCGCTTACGCCTATGGTTTTAGCTAGTTTAGATTCTGTTAGGCGTTTTTCTGAGCGTCGAGGATTGCCGTCAGTAGGAAGTTTGCAAATAAAGGCGGCTAGATGAAGCCTTTAGGATTTGCGCCTGACCTAGACCCCACAACTGCTGGCGTTCTTATTGGCGTTACTAACGCCATACCATACGAGTCTGGCATGAAAGGCGCTCCAACGGGCGCTACACCATCCTCCACTCCTGCATTAGTCTCGGACTGCCGAGGCGCTGCTGTCGTTACAAAACTAGACGATACGCGGCGTATTTTTGCAGGCACAGCGACAAAACTTTATGAGCTTGTAACGGGTTCCTGGGTTGATGTATCTAGTGGTTCATACTCAGGAAGTTTTGACACGCGATGGGTGTTCTCCCAATTTGGCAATGCTACTATTGCAAGCAATCAAGCGGACACAATACAGCGATCTACTGGCGTTGGTTTTACCGCCATTGCTGGCGCGCCAAAAGCTAAAATCGTATTTAGTGTTGGCACGCAAATAATGGCGCTAAATACAAATGATGGCACGGTTAAAAATGATGGCTGGCACTGCTGCGCGACTTACGACGAAACAAGCTGGACTCCATCAATAGCCACACTTTGCGCTAGTGGTCGCGTCGTATCAACAGCGGGAAGTTTCACGGCAGGCGGTAGGCTTGGCGACTTTGCCGTAGCTTATAAAGACCGCGCTATTTATTTAGGTCAATTCGTCGGTGCGCCTACAGTTTGGGATTGGTCGCAAGTCGCTGGCGGTGATGCTGGCTGCGTTGGACAAGATGCGTGGTGCGATATTGGTGGCACACATTTTATTGTGGGCATTGATAATTTCTATCTATTTGATGGGTCGCGCCCCGTGGCTATTGGCGATGATTCGGTACGTCAATGGTTTTATCAAAACTCAAACCCTGCGCTTAGGTATAAAACACAGTGCGTTTATGATAGGCAAAATAATCATGTTTGGGTGTTTTATTGCCATGTTTCTGGGTCAATTTTAAACCGCGCATTGGTTTACCATATGCGGTCTAAAATGTGGGGGCGCGTAGAAATGACCGTGGAGGCGTTAGTTAATTACGTCTCGGCAGGCGTGACAATTAATGAATTACCATCTTATTCGGCAACGATTGACGGGCTGTCCTCTTACTCTTTTGACTCTCAATTTTGGTTAAGTGGCGGCAGGTCTTTAGCGGTATTTAACGAATCGAACCAACTTCAAAGTCTAACAGCGCCTTGTGGCGCATCGTCTATTACGACTGGCTACATTGGCGATGATGATGCTAACTCGCTACTCACGCAGGTAAGGCTTCGCTTTGCACCTGGCTATAAGCCTTTAACGGCTAATGTAGAAACGTACTCGAAGATGGAGCTTGGCAACTCCGAATCACTTGCATCATCTGGAATAATGAGTGATGGAAAGTTTGATGTGCTGGATAGCGCAAGGTGGCATAACGCCTCTTTTTCTTTTGCAGGCGACTGGCGCTTGCTGGATATTAGCGTAAAAATACAGCCTGATGGTGACGTATGAGAATCCCCAAAACACCACGTCAAAACGTAGATCAAGAGACCGATCTTTTTTATAGGCTTATAGCGCAACAGATAAACGATTTGTCTGAAGGTCGGCGCGTGGCGCTTTACCATGCACGACAATCATCGCCAACAACTGGCGCATATGCAAACGGTGATTTTGTACCAAATAGCAATGTGTCAGAACTTGGAACGGCTGGTAATAAGTATGTGATTGATGGATGGCAGTGCGTGGTTGCTGGAGACCCCGCAACTTTTGTGCAAAGACGTTTTTTGACGGGTAATTGATGGAGTTGCAACCAGTACCAAGTACGCATATAGATATTGCATGGCGAGATGGGGCTAAGTTTTTAGCTGAGGCTTGTGATACGGCAGACGATGAAATCACGGGCGATCAACTAAAGCTAATTTTATCGAGAGGCGAGAGAACGCTTCTTAGGATGGTTGAAGAGGGCAAATGCGTTGGGTGGGGCGTTGTACGGGTTGACCAATTGCCAAATGTGAGGGTTTTATTCATCACGGGGCTGGTGGCACACAACGCTGGGTTTGAACGGTTTTTTGACGCAATCAAACAACTCGCAAGGGACTTGGGATGCTCAAAAGTGCGGTGTGCAAGTAAAGAGGCGCAGGCGCGTTTGTATCGAATGAAATGCGGATTTAAGCCCGTATATCAGATATTAGAGGTATCAATATGAGCATAGGCGGCGGAAGTGGTGGTGTTGGAACGCAGACCACACAAAATTCAGTTGATGCGCGGTTTAGTCCGCTAATTGACTATGCGACACAGGCGGCGGCTGGTGTTAATAATGCTGGTTATCAGCCTTACACTGGTAGTAGGTTTGAGGATTTAAACTCAACACAAAACGCTGGCATAGATATGATTAGGTCGCGGGCATTAAGCGGTGACCCTACAATGCGACAGGCGGAAGAGACGCTTCAGTCTACATTAAAAGGCGGCAATACAAACCCCTATTTGGATTCTATGGTTAGCAAGGCGCAAACTGGCGTAATGGCTAATATGGCGGGATTGCAGGCTCGTAGCGGCTCTTTTGGTAACTCTGGCATTGCAGAACAAGGCGCGAAGCAAATGGGGCAAATTGCTACCGATATGTATGGCAATGCGTACAGCGCCGATAGAGCTAATCAAATGTCAGCGCTTAATCTTGCCCCGCAATATGGCCAGCAAAAATACACAGACGCGGCACAATTAATGAAGGCTGGGCAAACGCAACAAGATCAATTGCAACAAGGTAAAGATTTTGCTTATCAGCAATTCCAAGAGAAAACAAATCTACCTTATAAAAACATGGCGGCTTATTCTGGTCTTCTTGGCGCTAGCGGGTCAACAGGCACGACTACAACAACGGGAAATAGGGGCGGTAAATAATGTGGCCTTTAATAATTGGCGCTGGGCTTGGCGCGTTAACAAATAAAAAAAATCCACTAGAGGGCGCTTTACTAGGTGGTGCTTTAGGCGGCTTTGGAGGTCAGTTTATGCCCGCCAGTGGCGCGGCTGATATTGGGGTTCTTGGCGGTGGCGCAGATGCTTTCGGATCGCCGCTTGCGTCTGGTATGACGGAGCAGATGGGCGACTTTGTCCCTGATAAAGGATTGTTAGCTGGTTTCCCTTCGTTTAAAGAAGCGGCTAGTTATGCAAAGCCAGTCGGCGAGTCATTGATGGCGGCCAACATGGCAAAAGGTCTTTTGTCAGATAGCACCCCGCAACAGCAAGCTCCATCAGGTCAGCAATCAAACCCGCAAGCGGCACAAATTCTTGCAAGCCTGTATCAACCGTATCAAATGCAGCCCCGTAATCGGGTAAATTGGGGGTAATCATGGCTGGACTTTTAGACTTTATTAATTCACCTGAAGGTCAGGGACTTTTAGCCGCTGGTTTTGGCGGGCTGGCTAATGCTCGTCGCGGCGCACCATTAAACGTATTGGGTAGCGCTGGGTTAGCGGGGATGCAAGGGTACGCTGGCGGGCAAGATAGAATCTTACGGAAAGCTGAGTTTGAACAAGCGCAAAAAACTCGCGGGATGCAAGGCGATTTTCTGCAAATGCAAATTGACAAAGCACGTAAAGATCAGGATATTGAAACTAAAATTCGAGACTTAGCGCCGCAATTTATGCGCCCAGCAGAGGTGGGATGGGCGGCAACTCCAGCAAACCCCGATATTGGAAATGCCGCCATGCCTGCTATGCCGTCAAAGCCTGCCAGTTTTGATTGGGGTGGATACGCTAATGCATTGACCTCAATTGACCCTCAGAAAGCGATTGGATTGCAGTCTTCATTGATAAAAGAATCAAATTTCAATAAAATTGATGTTGATAAATTTACTCCTCAGTCATTGGCTAAATTCTCTCAAAGTCGCAATTACGGCGATTTAGTGCCGCGTAATAAATTAGAGTTTGTTGAGGGGGTTGGCGTTGACCCTTACAACCCCGAAAACGCTGGACGCTCTATTCCTAATCCTAATAAGCCATTCTCAATGTCTCCTACTGGTGGTTTTGTGCCAAATGAGCCGTTCCAAAAGTATGAGAAAGAAAAAGCGGCGGCTGGTGCTGCGCGTACTAATTTAAATGTTGACACTGCGCCAAAATCTTTGGCGGCGGCTTTAGGTAAAGATATTGCTCAAAACATAGGCGAGGCTAGAGATCAAGCGGCATCGGCTAATCAAACGCTAAATAATGTGGCGCAAATGAGATCGGGCTTAGATAAAGCTATTACTGGCCCATTTGCTAACCAACGTATGACGATGGCGCAAATTGGCGAGACGCTAGGAGTTACTGGAAAAGATACGACTGAAAAATTAGTCAATACTCGAAACGTCATTCAAAGTTTAGCGCGTCAAGAATTGGCTGCTGCTGGGCAAATGAAAGGTCAGGGTCAGATCACAGAGTCAGAGCGTAAGATTCTTAAAAATGCCGAGTCGGGCATGATTAGCGATATGACAAAGCCTGAAATGCAAACATTAATTTCTGCTTTGGAGAAAACCGCCAATTACAGAATAGGCGTTCACAATGCCAATTTGCAAAGATTGTCAGGCGATAAGAATTTAGCTGAAGTCTCTCAATACTATCAAATCCCAAAAATTGTGAATGATATGTCGCCAACTAATGCCAATGCCGCTAGTTTGCCGCCTATGTCAGCAATTCAGGCAGAGCTTGCACGTCGTCGCGGAGGTCAATAATGGATTTGACTAAGCTATCCGATTCTGATTTATTAGCTCTTCAGTCTGGTGATTTGTCTAAGGTTTCTGATGTTGG